TGATTCTCAAATTTTGACCAATCAATTGGAAGCTGTTGAGTTGATTTAAATCCTGTTCCTGGTTGATCAATTCTAAATGATCCTGTGGTGGTTCCAATATTGTTGATATCACCTGCAGTGACATTTCTGACAGGGCTGCTGTTTTGTAAATTTTCGATAAATGAATTTAAAGAAAACCCACCATTATAAATTGTTCCAGCCATTTAATTACTCCACCACAAATTTAGCGTTTTTGTCCTCTATCACATATTCTGAACCTCTGTCATTGACAAAATAATCAATTGTCAATAGTTTACCTGTTGGGAATCCGTGGGTATGCATATCAAAATACATTCCATTTTCATCTGATGATAATCTAGTTGCATTGTTGTCTTTTTCAAAAGGTATTATGATATGTCCTTCATCATCTCTAATTTGATAGAAGACAGTTGTGATAACATTGTTTATGGGTTTAGAAAATTTTGAAACTGACACTTCATAATCTGGATCATATGCAAATGATTTCATTCTATAAGTTGTATTTTTTGCATATTTTGATTTTGCATTAGTTGTCTTCACAATTAATCTGCGTGTAATATCACCTGTTGAAGTTCTTGTTGGCATTGAAAATTTTAATGAGCCCGAGCTGAATGTGACTGTATTATCAAGAGACATCCATGATTCATTAAAAGTTATAGAGCCAGTTGCCGCAATGCAATCAGACAGTGTTATAGTGCCTGTGATGATGGAACTGTCTTGGGCTGATATGAAATATTCAGCTTTATAAATTCCATTTGAAATTTGTGATGCTTGAATATCGTTAATGTAAGAACCTGTTGTTAATCTCATAATCAAGCAATCACTTCCTGTAATTGCCAAAGACGATGACAACAAATTTTCAATTCCATTTGCAGTTATATTTTTAAGATAAATTGCACCAGCAACATCAAACATGGCAATTGAATGTGAATCTACAGTATAAGTGTTATCATAAATCTCAAGACGAGGCCTTAAAATTTCATTTCTAACATGCCGAGAAGCAAATCTCTTAACAAATCGTGTTGTTTGATCTTGTTCTTGACTTGAAGTGAATGCCATCAAAAAGCCATAGTTTGGAAGTACATTAGAAATTGTAGCTGAGACTATTTTTGTCACATCAATCAACAAATCTTCAGTTCCATCATAAAAATTTTGTTTTGATTCAAGCGAAACAATTCCCGATCCAAGATCACCTGATTCATAATAATCAATATTAGAATCACCAAGAGAACCTGATTGATAAGCTCCTGAAATGTACCAAGTTTCGCCTAATTTAGGTGATAAATAGTTTGCGCTGTCAATATCAGTAAATCCTGAAACATCACGGCCATCACCTTCAGTAAATTCTCTTGCAAGAGGAAACATTGATACAGTAAAATTTCTAGGAACAGGTAAGTTGCTTTGAATTGACTGCAATCTTACTTTTGCTTTAAAATCATTACTATTTACATTAAATGAACTACTAGCCAGATTTTGAACTGTAGTTGTGTCAAATTTTAATAGAATTCTTGAAAGTTCTGTATGACCACCAGTTGAGCCAGACAAAGTTTCATCATAAAGCTTAAAAAGATCAAGAGTTCCTGCGCGACCAACATTTGAATCTTCTACTCTTAATCCATCAACTATCTTATTTGTGATGTAAGTGTCTGCTGATGCAGTAGCAATAATATACATTAGAGTGCCGTCCCAACTATATCATATTGTGGATATCTCATTTCGAAAATACTACCGGGAGGTCCATAAATGATTCCTCTTCGAGTGTATTGCTTAATATTATGAGTGACTGTTGAGTAGCTTCTATCTTGGATTGTTCCAGTTAAACTTTCAATTTTAATATCAACCAAAGTAAGAACGCCCGGTGTGTTAATAATCACATTTTGAATGTCAGATATGATGATTGGTTGATCAATTTGAAAATTATTAATACTCATAATATCAGAAACTCTTGTAATAACTGCTTGTAGAGTTGATGATTTATTTGAGTTTGGGTTAATGAATATAGTAAATTTTAAACGAAAATTTATTATTCTAGCGTCTAGAATATCAATTGCATCACTTATAAGACGATACTCATTTAGATAAACTTTAAGATTTTTCTTAAGTGTATCAGTTGTAGTTGTTAAAAACCCATTACTGTCTCTTGAGCAAAGAAAAAGCTGACTAGAAAGAGGATTATCAGGACTTGGTCGTGAGGCTGCCCTAAACACTCTTCCAAAATTAGAGGGCAATGTATAAACTCGAGATATAAGATCTTCTTTTGTGACAATTCTATCTTGCTGTGTTCTAGCAATTGGAATTTGTGATCTTAACTCTTCAATTGTTGGAGCTGCTGCACCACCCGCGGCCGGTGAATCATTTCTCACATCAATTGATGCTTTCACTGATGATGCAATAGACGCAAGACATTCATCTGGAAAATCAACGACCATACTAGTAATTCCACGAATAGAAAGAGCTGCGACATTGTGGTTGGCACCTCCCCCTGCTCGATAAGTTATATTAATAATCGTAGATTTTGGCAATATTCCCAATGTATTAGTTTTTAATAATGAATTTGGATCAAGTGTAAATCGATTCATTACAGTCTTTCCATACAATGGAAGAGCTAAAATTTCAGGATCAGGAAGAATGTCATCATCAGTTGAAGAAGCATTTCCAGATCCAAATTGAATTGTTGTTATTCTTGTGAGTGGATCTGCACTCTTTATAAATCTTCTTGGAGCTGGAATTACAGCAATAGATCTAGGAACTTCTTCTGAATCTGATGACATATTAGGAAAAGTTTTGAAAACAGTATCTTGTGACAACGACTGGACTTCATAATACTCGTATCCTTCACTGTCTTCAACTTTCATAATTTCATTAATATCAATGTTTGAAAGTGAAATTGTTAAAAATGGAGAAGGATTTGATGTAATTGTAAAGCTTTCTGTAAAAACTTTACCTGATACACATTTCACATCTCTTTTTAAGATAAATGTTGATGGATTACCAGATGCATCAACATTTCCAACAACATATTGAGCTCTTAAATTTCCTAATCTTGTCTTTTCAGAAAAATCAATGTCCTCAGTTGTTGAAAATACTACACTGCTTCTAGAATTAAGCTGAGAGTTTTGGCGTATTATTGGTAAAGTAGATTCGTCAGGAACATACTCACCATCAATAAGCTTTGATGGAACTTCAACAAAAATTGATACAGTGGCAACAGCTGGTGAGGCTCCATTAGTTTTTACACCAGCTTCACGAAGCATTCTAGTAATATTTGAATTTTCAATTGCTGACGACCACGATAATTCTTTAAACTGATGGTCAAGATAAAATGACATATTGTCTGACACAGACGCGGCCAAATCTAGCAATAAACCACCAAGACTTGCTTCAGAAAAATCTTGGATTTTGTCGCCAAAATATGTTTTGGCATATGTTAGTAATTCAGCTCTAGTTGAGTCAAAGTCTTTTGCAAGATATGAGCGATTACGCGAATTTTTTATCTGTTGATCACCGGCCATTCATCACCCTGTGAAGTTGAATGTTATTGAAAGCGATTGATTTGTCACGCTTACAGTTGGTATTGAATATGTTATTGTCATCTTAATCTGTGATGTAGCAGATGTACTCGCATCTTCAGGAGTCATGATGAAATTTTCTAATACGACATAAGGCAAATATTTTGCGACGGCTTGTTGAATTCGCCGCATAGCTTCTGTGTCTCCATCTTCAGTTGCTAATTCATGAAGAAGTGGTTTAAGATTTGCTCCAAAATCAGGGAAATTTAATCTTTCATTATGATTTGTAAGAATCAAATTAGAAAGATTGTCGCGAACTTGATCTTTTAACTCGTAATGCATCTTAAAAATGCCATCATCAGATGAACCAAGCTCAACAGGCGTTTTAATTCCAATTGGAGGAGTTTTCTTTTTTAATTGCTCAGTCTGGTCAAATGTTGATTTTTTATTGCCAACACTATTAAAGCTGTATGATTTTGCTTGAGACACGAGAATCATCTCCTGTACTAAGTAAGCAATAGAGAAATTTTTATTGACCAAAAACAACTGTTGAGTTAATTTGTGCTTGCTTTGCTTGTAATTGAGCAATCATTGCAGTAAATTTAATTGACATATCATTTGCTGCTTGAGCAAGTGGCTGAGCGGGTGGGAACATTGCAGCAATTGCATTCATTGCAGGCAACATTGTTGTTCCAAGAGTTATTAAAGGGCTTAAAATTTGTACTAAAATATCTACAAGACCATCATGCAAAACATATGGTTGTAAATTTTCTTCAGAAAAGTAAGATGATAATAAGACTTTTGCACCACTTATTTGAGCAATTCCATCTTCATGTAAAACAATAGCAGCACCATTTGTCTTTATATTTGTATCTGGCTCTTTCACAATTTTTATCAAGCCTGATGATCTGGCAACAAGTCTAAGATTATCTGCTTTCATTACTGCAAATGAGCCTGTTCCTGGAAGGTAATTTACACCTGGATAACTTTTATTATTTGGATCCATCAATGATAATAAGTTATCTGGATTGTGGGCCGCAAATTTATTGGAATTAGATGTTAAATAAATTCTAGCTGCATCATATTGAAAATGTGCGTCACCTTCAGTTATTTTTCTTTCTCTTTTATCTGACATCTTGACATCAAGGGGACCAGCAATTTCAGTACATGATGTTGAAGATGTTTTTCCTCGTCCAACAACAATATCAATTGCTGAGCTTCTATCGTCTTGACTTAATTTATTTGCGCTGTTGATAATTGCAGATGCATTTTTAGATGAATGACCGCGTTCTTCACCAAGCATAATCAAAGTGTTATTTGATCCTTGTAAAACAAGATCACCCATTCTTTTTGTATAAGCAGGCACAGCTTCAAATTTGTGAATGCCTTTAGTATATTGGACTATTTCCAATAATTCTTTTGGATTATCAGTAGGACTTACTAGACCGTTTAAGTCATCTTTAGTTTCTTCACTTGCGGCGCCTGTTTGCTTATCCCACTTAGACCCTGTAGATTTATCTTTTTGAGTTTCATTTCTATATGATCTTGTAAAGAAAGAATAATTTGCGTCTTCTACATGCGAAGGTTCATGAACTTTGGAAAACCAAAATGCTATTGGACCTGGATTATCTGGATTTTCATAAACAAACCATACTTGCTCGCCGGGCTTTATTGGAAGAGAAAGATGAGATGAAAAGAATGGATAGCAAATAATTTCATCTGCTGATGTTTTAGAAGTTCCTAGAGTTAATTTTTTAATTACTATTGTGTTTCGAGGAAAAGCTTTTAAATTTTCAATATTCACTTTATTTTGAAAAGAACTTAATGGACGACTCATCAATGAAATTTCTGACAGCCCTCCAATAACATCAACAACAACTCCTCTTAAAAACACAAATCCCATTACTGTGCAATCCGGCTGAAGATGTCGTCTTCACTTACTTCATGATTAGTTTCAGATTCAGCAATCAACTTTGCTAGTGATAAAAGCTGTTCATTGCTTTTGTTCATTTTGTCAAGATATTTGACAAGAATATTTCCATAAGACTCATGAGCTGTGACTGTTTTATCCATTAATGCAATAAGCTCATAAAACAAAATTTCAGCACTTGATCTATCAGATAAAGCATTGTTGTAGATTTCTTTCCATAGAAACTTTTTTTTGTCGCTTGTGTTTTCAATTGACTCAATCATATCATTGAATTCATCACGCTTTTGATTAGTTTCTTTCATTATATTTCCAACATCATTTTTATTCATCTCATCACTCCACCATTTTGCTTCAAAATGTTTCTATAATGTCTTCTTATAACAGACATTGCAACACTCATTTGCTTTTGATTTAAATTAGATATATTCTTAACATAAACAAAGACTGCTCTCTTATTAAGAAAATCTAAATCATCAATTTGATCAAATACAGTTATAATTGCATCCATACATGCAATTTCATGAGGCTGGTTGAGTTGCTTTTTGATTTTTTTAAGAACTTTCATAATTGAATCACGCTGATCGTGATTTTCAAGTTGTTCTTCGGGAGTTGGATGTGCTTGATTATTTCGATAAAGCTCTGAGTCAAGAGAATCAAAATTCTTTAAATCTTCAAGAGATACAAAACGCTTAAGTTTCTTTTGTCTATTTTTTGAAGCGATGATTAACCAATTTCTGGCCACAACATTGAAATATGAAAATGCTTTTGTGTTTCTTGATGCATCAAATTTATGAAGTGTTTCATACAAAAAACTCACGCAATCATTTTTCATGAGTTCAATGGGTTCATTTTGCGATGAAAATCCATAAACAAAAATAAGACTTTCTACTAACTTATCAAATGCAGGCATTATTTTAGTCAAATAAAGTGATTCAGCTTCTTTTTTATCAGTTGTAAGCTGAAATTTCTCTATTGCTTCTTGAGCCGAGCTATCAAAATACATTTTTCCGCCACTGGCCGGATTACGCTTGATTACTTTCTTTGTTCCCGTCATTTTCCTCTTCCTGTTCTTGGATGGATGTCAATTGATTTGCAACATAAAGTATAGCATCTCTTGACTTTGAGATATCATTGACAGCCCTCTTAATCTCAGGAGAATCATAGAAAAGAGGTATCTTCAATATTTTTGAGATTGACTCGTATCTAGTATCAAGAACGTCTAATGACTCTTCAACTGCATCTTGAATACGTAGTATCGTCATTGCACTTTGATATGCAAATCGAGAAATAAAAATGAGTGCTACTGTCTCAAGAGCAAAAACTGTTGAAATAATAAATGTTATTACAGTAGGTGACATAATTTTTGCTCATAAATTTCATCAATTGCATTAGGACTATGTGTTGTAATAAGTTTCTTAGAAAGATCTTCAGCCCACTTTTGAGGTATGCTGGGGTTATTTTTAAACTTTCTAATCTTGCTCTTGAAATCGTCTTCCTTTACATGGGCCCACTTTGTTCCTTTCATCCAAATATGAGGATCAGCACGAGTTTCATGAATTTCTACTAAATCATAATCAAGTTTAATTGAACGACCAAGATCCATAAAGTCAAGATGACCACTATGATTAGTTGAAATGACTGGTAGAGCACAAGCAGATGCTTCTAATAGAGGAAGTCCAAACCCTTCACCGCGTGTAGGAGCAACAAGAGCTTTGATGCTTGGATGACGATACAAACCAACGATTTCACTATTAGACATCATTCCATGAACTAAATGAACTCGCGGATAGGGCCCTTTTCTAACTTCATTAAGAACGCCCTTAAACATATTCTCAACGCCCTTCCAATCCATACGAGTTCCACGACCTATATTTGTTTTAATAACAATTCCAACATCAGGATCGTTTTTGAACTCTTCGCACAACCACTTTAATCCAAACAAAATATTTTTGCGATCATTGTGTGGATTATTGCCTGTCATTGTCCCAAGCATAAGAAAATTAAACTTTGTGCTAAAGTCAAGTTTTAAATCTGGGCTTGGTTGTAGCACTTCGGGAGTGAAACTTTCTGGAATAACAAGTAAATTGCTTCCATCAAATCCAGTGTTCTTTAATGTATCACTACAAAAATTTGTTGGAACAACTACAGTGTTCATTCTCTTACAAGCTTGAACCCAAGTTGGATTGCATCTATCAGCTTCTACTAGAGCGGTCACACCAACATTGTATTTTGCAAGAGTTGGATCCCATTCATTAGGCAATTGAATTTGAAATGAAATATCATATGGGCCTTCAATATTTTTAGATCTCTTGGTAATTTCACCAATTAATCCGCCCTCAGCCTCAGTGTTTATATACCAACTAGTTGTTCCCCACGGAAGACACTGCGTTGTGATGTCATGCTCTGGATGCTTTTTGAGTAGCCAACGAAAAACTTGTCGAGCATGATTCCCATATCCAGACTCACTAAGTAATGGGCCGCGAACCAAAATTCTCATAGTGTCACCATCTCCCAATTCTTTCTTCTACTCTTCCAATTCTCTATTGTTTCATTTAAAGTTTCATGCCAACGATTAATTACCATGTCATATGAAAATTCACTTTGTACATACGCTTGTGCTTTATCACCAAGAGCTTGACGCTCTTCAGGAGACATATAATACATTCTTTCAATAGCGTCAGCAATTGTTTCAGATGAAGTATAATCTTCGTAAATATATGGAACAACTTGTGAGCCTACACAAGTCTTAAACTCAATTGGAAGTGCAATTCCATTCTCTGTTCCATCACGATGATCTACAACTTGACGAGTAAGACCACCAGTTTTAGCAGCAATGATTGGTCTGCCACATTGCATTGCTTCAAGAGTTGAAAGACCAAACCCTTCAGCATAAGAAATGTTGATACAAGCGTCTGAAATGTTATGGAGCACATTCATCTTTTCAAAGTCGATTCGATCAGTTGAAAAGACAACACTGTCTTGAACATTGTAAAGCTTGGCTACTTCATGCAAATTTGGACCTTCTTGATCAAGAGGGTCAGTGTGCATGATTAATGTAGCATCTTTTTTACCAAGAGCTTCAATTCTACGACGAAACAATGACCATGCGTGAATTAAATCTGATGGCCGCTTCCTTCTGGCATTTCTATTAACCCAAAAAAGAACAAAATTGTCAGATTTATCTTTCAAGATTGCTTTTTTGTTTAAAGCTCTTTGGTCAGCAGTGAGTGGAAAAAACATATCATTCGGTAGAGCATGCGGAATGAAATTTGTCTTTTCTGGAAAATCCTGCTTACAGATTTCATAAGTTAAATGTGAGTGGCAATTGATAAGATCAGTTGAGTGATAAAATGGCATATTGAATTCTGGCTTAGGCCAATTATCCCAAACATGCCACCAAGCGATTGGACACACTTGGTGAATCTCATCTTCCATATCAAACAGCCAAGTAAAAAATCTTGGATCAGTAAAAATCAGAATCAGATCAGGCTTTTCAGTAGCCAAAGTTATTCTGATTAAATCTTTGTTTCCAAATCCGTCTATTGGCTTAATGATAAAATCATCATTTACAACAATAGTTCTATAATCATTATGCTTAATAGCAGCGCCAAACTGTCTAAATGTCCATTCACCCTTTTTAAGGAGACCATTAATCAGGTGTCGTGTTTGAGTTCCAACACCTGATGTTGACAAGGCATGGTCAGAAAGAACCAAAATCTTCTTTTTAGGCAAAGCATCCTCTCTTTAAAAAAGATACTTTAAAAAATGAATAAGTAAATTAGGTGCAATGCTCCGTTTCAAAATATGGGCAATACTTACACGATGATCTATTTTTTAGCTTAATTCCTCGTCTCATCCCTGAGACAGTGTTTTTAACAAGCTTAATTCCCTTTTCCATTGTGATGGGCCCAACTGACATAGTCAAAAGCTCGACACATTTCCCGGGCTTAGCTCCCTTTTTCAGGAGAACGAATCCACACTTTACATGCTTTGCGCCTTCAAACAATTCAGGATACTTAGCAATTAAGAAATATTTGTACAAAGACAATTGGGCCAAAGTCAATGGATCATTCTTTTTTTCAAGCTGCCATCCACCTGCGGGAGCAGTCTTCCAGTCTAAAATCCAAATTTCATACTTGTCACCCTTTGGAACTTTAATAATCGAATCGACATAACCTTTAAAATAAGCGTCGTATCCTTCAATATTTTCATATAAATTTTGCTCGGCCGCAATTGTCTCCCAGCCAGGAAAAGTTTCATCAAGCCAAGCTGGAACATCATTGACAATATTGTTTGCCCAATTTGCCCATTTTTCTGTATCTGGAAAATTTTTGGTATCCCACGCTTGGACAATATTCATAACACATTGCTCTGAATTCATTACGCGCGTCTTTAAGAAATTTTCGCATTCAGCATGAACAATGGTTCCAAAATCAAGATGCTCAGATGGTTTGTCAAGATTAATCTTTTTAATTTGCTGAAGATAGTGGCGCCAACCACATTCAACCCAATTTCTAACTTCGGAATAAGAAACATGCTTCTTGCCATTAGGCAAAAGTTCGCTCATAAATTAATTCCTTAAATGTAAGAGTTAATAATGTCTTCTAGTCTAACTTCTGCTTTCCAAGAAAGCCATAAATTTGCTTTGGTTGTGTCAGCTAGTGTATTTCTAGTTTCACCAATTCTATCAGGCAAATTTATTGTTTTTCCACCTATCATTTTAGCTAAATCATTAATTGAATAATTTCTACCAGTTCCAATATTAAAAGCTCCACAAGCATCATTATTAGCAGCACACATATTTGCTCTTACTACATCTGTAATATATGTAAAATCTCTTCGCTGCTCACCATTTCCAACTATTGTCATAGGAAGACCTGCTTCTTTTTGTCTTTTAAAGAGTCCCATAACTGGGGCGTATTCACCATTGATAGGTTCTCTTGGCCCATACACATTAAAATAGCGAAGGGAAATAGTTGATAAACCATAAAGCTTTGTGTATAAATCACAAAGCTCTTCACCTTGCCATTTAGAGAGTGAATAAGGAGTCATACACCCTTTAGGCGCTGATTCAAAAAAGGGCGGGTCGGAGGCGTGACCATAATAAGATGATGACGCTGAATAGACAACACGCTTCACGCGGGCCAACCTACTCATTTCTAACACGCGCTGTGTCCCTAACACATTCACTGAAAAACACTCGGATGGATTATTCACAGTTGGCTGGATTCTTGATCGAGCAGCAAGGTGAAATACAACATCAACATTTTTAAATGTGTGTTCGTCTAAATCTCTAATATCTGCATAAAGATTATTAGCTTTATTATTCCAATAAAATTTATTGTTTTGAGGAGCTGATTCATTGTCTACACAAATAACTTCATGTCCATGATTAATCAGCTCATCAACAATGTGTGATCCAATAAACCCGGCGCCACCGGTCACTAACGCTTTCATTATTCTTTCCTCTTGCTGACTGCTCTACCAATTTGGCGTTCCCAATCTCGATCTTGTGGAGGTCTTACCTCAAGATTTTTTTCCCATGCAGCTTGCATAACAGTTGGATTAATATTATAACTCTTTGCAAGATACATCAAAGCATTAATATCTTTTGGAAAGCAATGTCCGCCAAATCCACGAACATAGCGGCCATCATGAGTTGGAACAGGTCCAGGCACCGACCAATGTGTATCACCTAAACGCTTATCAAACTTTGCGTATTCAATCACTTTATCATAATCAATATTTTTACCATCAGCATCTAAAGATTCACAAATCTGTGCAATCTCATTAGCAAATGAGACTTTTACTGCCAACATACAGTTGGTGACATACTTAATCATCTCAGCAGTAGTTGAACTTGTCTTAATAATTGGCACATTTGGAAATGCACGCTGGAAAATATTTTTAACGGTATTGATTTGCGGCCGAGGGCCACCTAAAACAATTCGATTTTGTTCACGCATATCATTTAAAGCATTTGCTTCAGTTAAAAACTCTGGATTAAAAATCACAGTTAAACCAGAGTTTTGATATTTTTTATTCCAAAATTCAGTTGTCCCAGGCGGAACTGTAGATTTTACGACTGCAATTCTTGTGCCATCGTAAGATGATAATTCATCAAGAACTTCTTCAACAATTGATAAATCAGCAGCCCCATCTTCATACATAGGTGTAGGAACACAAATAAAATAAACACCCGAAAACCCTTCGGAAAATCCTGCAAGTTTATCTTTTTCAAGATAAAAAACAACATCTGCTAAATTATTTGGCCACCATTCAGCAGAGCCTTTGGCTCTTTTACCAACTTTGTCATAAGTATAAACAATTTCACCAGCTTCAGACAAAACTGTTGTTAAGCTTCCGCCAACAAAACCTTGGCCAATAACGCATACACTCATTTTTTTTACCTCATTTTATTATACCATATGACATTCTATTTTGCAAAATATTTATCACTATGAAAATAACTGAATCACAACTTCGTCAAAACATTCGTCAGCTTCTTAATGAAGAGGTTTACGGAACAATTGCAACTGTCTACCATGGCTCCAGCCAAACGCCCCAAGAGTTTCTCAAAGTCTTTGAAGATGAAAGTGGAAAAGTTGGGTGGAAAACTGGTAAAGGTGCTGGCTCAATGTATGGTCATGGACTTTACACCGTCTGGATGCAAACTGGGCACCAGACATTTGTGGGTGGATATGGTAATTGGATCTATAAGTTCAAAGTGAATTTATATGGCTTCATCATCTTTGATGAAGCCGTTTGCAAAAAAGTCTATGGTTCATCAATCACACCTCTGGAGCAACTGAAGCGATTAGGTAAAAAAGATTTTATTCAACGACTGCCTGATAGAATAAAAGAATCACTATCAGAACCTCCAGTTAGAGACGAGCATTCATCCAGGGCCGCCGCTGAAGTTTCTAAATACCTAGCTGGTAGTGTCAATGGTGTTGTCTTTTTTGGAGGAAATGATGGGCCAGTTGTTGTCATCTATGATCCAAACATTGTTACTCCAATAGGTTATGCGAAATTAAAAGATGCCAAAAGTGGTGTTTGGACGAGATGGAATCCTGATGAGATCCGACACTCCAGAGTCAGAGCTGCTCAAGGTGGAACTATTGCTGATCCAGAAAGATTACAAAAAACTACATTTGAGACGGATCACGATAAAATTGTAAAAAGACTTAATAAATTAATATCATCGGGTGCCATTGAACAAGCCACAGAGATTATAAATAAATTTGATGAATATTTCTTATCTAAGATTGCATATTCTGATAGTGTAAATGATGACGTTTTAAAATTGCTTATGAAAGTTAAATATCAAAGTGTCAAAATGCATATTGCAAACAGACCAAATTTAAGTGCTGATTTGATTCAGAAGTTTGCAAATGATCCAGACAAAGAAGTCAGATTGTATGTTTCACGAAGACGAGATTTAAGTGATGATTTGATTCAGAAGTTTGCAAATGACACTGACTGGCGTGTTAGACAAAAAATTGCAGAAAGACGAGATATAAGTGATGATTTGATGCGAAAGTTTGCAAATGACTCAAATAAAGAAGTCAGATTGCGTGTTGCAGAAAGAAATGATTTAAGTGCTGATGTGGTTCAAATATTAGCAGATGATAAAAATGAATGGATCAGAGCGAATATTGCAAGTAAAACAAATTTAAGTGATGATTTGATTCAGAAGTTAGCAAATGATACTAAACCTCAAGTCAGAAAATATATTGCACAAAGACGAGATATAAGTGATGATTTGATTCAGAAGTTTGCAAATGATCCAGATGAAACAGTCAGAGAAGTAATTGCATATAGAAAAGATTTAAATGATAAAGTTACACAAATATTAGCAAATGATACTAACCCTAACATCAGATTTTTGATTTCAGGAAATCAAAATTTAAGTGCTGATGTGGTTCAAATATTAGCAGATGATACTAACCCTCAAGTCAGAAAGAATATTGCGCATAGATCAGATTTAAGTGATGATTTGATGTGGAAGTTAGCAAATGATACTGACGGGAGTGTCAGCCAATATATTCTCTTAAAAGATAATTTAAGAGATGATTTTGTGCGGAAGTTAGCAGATAACTCATCCCCAACAATTAGACGAATGATTGCATATAGAAATGATTTAAGTGATGATGTGATTCGAAAGCTAGCAAATGACGCTGACGGGCTCGTTAGATTACATATTGCACAATTAAAAAGTCCAATAAGTGATGAAGTTGCACAAATATTAGCAAATGATGATTCTCCAGGAACATTAAGCTTTCTTGCGATGAGAAAAGATTTAAGCGCTAATTTGGTTCGAAAGCTAGCAGATTCCCCAGAAAATGTTGTCAGATCGGAGATTGCACGAAGAAAAGATTTAAGTGCTGATTTGGTTCGAAAATTAGCTGTTGATCCAATTTTAGGAATCAGAAAAAATATCGTAGCTAGAAATGATTTAAGTGATGAAGTTTTAAAGATTCTTATAAAAGATAAAAATGCTACAATTAAAAAGAAGGCTAAAGAACTTCTACAAAGCAGAAACAAACTTAATGAAATGAAACTGAGAAAGTTGATCCAAGTGATGATTTCTTGATCTGTCAAGATATTTATCATCATGAAAATAGAATCATTTCGTCAAAGCATCCGTCAACTTCTTAATGAAGAAGTTTATGGCACCATTGCAACTGTCTATCATGGATCAAAGCAACCGCCCGAAGAGTTCATCAAAGTCTTTGAAGATGAGAGTGGAAAAGTGGGGTGGCAGGTTAGCAAGGGTGCTGGTTCATCTTATGGTCATGGGCTCTATACAGTCTGGATGCAAACTGGACATCAAACATTCAGCGGTGGATATGGCAATTGGATCTACAAATTCAAAGTGAACTTGAATGGCTTTATCATCTTTGATGATGCAGTTTGCAGAAAGGTTTATGGTTCATCAATCACACCCCTGGAGCAACTGGAGCGTTTAGGTAAAAAAGATGTTATTCAACGACTGTCTGATAGAATAAAATCATTGCTGTCACAAGCTCCAGTTAAAGACGAGCATTCATCCAGTGTAGCCAGGGAAGTTTCTAATTACCTAGCTGGTGTTGTCAATGGTATTATCTTTTTTGGAGGAAATGATGGGCCGGTTGTCCTCGTCTATGATCCAAATATTGTCACGCCAATGGCTTATGCTAAATTAAAAGATGCCAAAAGTGGTGTTTGGACGAAATGGAATCCTGAAGAGATCCGACACTCCAGAGCACGATCAGCTCAAGCTGGAACATACGCTGATCCAGAAAGATTACAAAAAAGTGATTTACACAACGATCCAGACCAAATTATCAAAAAAATTGACAAATTGATATCATCGGGCAACTCTAAACAAACAATAGAGCTTCTAAATAAATTAAATACTATATCTAAAACATCAATTGCACAAAGATCAGATATAAGTGCTGATTTAGTTCAAAAGTTAGCAAATGACACTGAGGTGATAGTCAGAGTGTTTATTGCAATGAGACCAAATCTAAGTGATGATTTGATTCGGAAGTTAGCAAATGACACTGATAGGAGTGTTAGAGAAAAAATTGCAGGAAGACAAGATATAAGTGATGATTTGATTCGGAAGTTAGCAAATGACACTGACGGGCATGTTAGAGGAAAAATTGCAGGAAGACGAGATATAAGTGATGATTTGATGCGGAAGTTTGCAAATGACACTGACTGGAATGTTAGAAGATTTGTTGCAAGCAATCTGGGTCTAAGCATTGATTTAGTACAAAAGTTTGCAAATGATAAAAATGAATGGGTCAGAGCGAATATTGCAGATAGAAAAGATTTAAGTGATGATTTGATTCGGAAGCTAGCAGGTGACAAAAAGAAAGAAGTCAGAGAGCAGATCGCAAAAAGACCAGATTTAAGTGATGATTTGATTCGGAAACTAGCAAATGATGTTAACACTGAGATTAGATATTATATTTCAACAAGACAAGATTTAAGCATTGATTTAGTACAAAAGTTTGTAGATGACACAAAAGCACTCGTCAGGGGACATATTGCTAAAAACGCAAGTTTAAGTGATGATATGGTTCGAAAGCTAGCAAATGACAAAATTTCTAATGTTAGGTATTCGATTTTAACAAGAGAAAATTTAAGTGATGAAGTTTTAAAGATTCTTGCAAAAGACAAAAATCCTACAATTAAAAACAAGGCTAAAGAACTTCTACAAAGTAGAGCAGCAAATAAACTTGATGAAATGAAGCTGAGAAATTTGATCATGATGATGATATCTTGATCTGTTAAGATATTTATCACTATGAAAATAACTGAATCTCAACTTCGGCAAAATGTTCGTCAGCTTCTTAATGAAGAAGTTTATGGCACCATTGCAACTGTCTATCACGGATCACGGCAACCACCTCGAGAATTTCTTAAAGTCTTTGAAGATGAAAGTGGAAAAGTGGGATGGAAAACTGGTAAAGGTGCAGGCTCAGGTTATGGTCACGGACTTTACACCGTCTGGATGCAAACAGATCATGAAACATTTGACGGCGGATATGGCAATTGGATCTATAAGTTTAAAGTGAATTTGTACGGTTTTATTATCTTTGATGCAGCAATTTGCGAAAAAGTCTATGGATCAATTATCTCACCACTGGAACAATTAGAGCGTTTGGGCAAGAAAAAATTAATAAATAATCTTAATGAAATAACAAAACTTGAATTATCTGAACCGCCTATAAAAGGATCACCTTCAGCTTGGCCCGCCGCCAAAGTTTCTAAATATCTTGCTGGAGCTGTCAATGGTATCGTCTTTTTTGGATTTAATGATGGCCCTGTTGTTATTATTTATGATCCAAATATCGTCACTCCAATGGCTTATGCGGAATTAGAATATGCCAAAATAGATGTTTGGAATAAGTGGAATCCTGATGAGATCAGACATTCAAGGGCTCGCTCGGCTCAAGCTGGAACATATGCTGATCCAAAAAGATTACAAAGTTTAGAAAAAAATATTGAAACCACTTTGCTTAAATTAAGAGATCCCGAAAATCCTAAAAATCTAAAAAATATTAGAAACTTTCTAAGTTCAATAAATAATGACACAACTATTAGAATGAAAGTTGCAGCACACCCAAAAACTCCAAAAAATCTTTTACGAATGCTTGCAAATGATAAAGAAGCAGGTGTTAGATATGAAATTGCGCAAAATAAAAATACACCTGTAGATATTTTAGAAATGCTTTTTAAGCTTGAACCTGCATTTATTGGAAAAGTTATAGCACAAAACCCAAATGCAAATGCAAATCTTTTACAAACAATTGCGTATAACAAAAATACAAGCGAAAAGACAAAAGAAGACATTGCAGAACATCCAAATGCAAGTAAAGATCTTTTGCAAGCACTTGCAAAAGATAAAAGCGAAAGAGTTAGATTACAAGTTGCAAACAATCCAAATACAAGTAAAGATGTTTTAAAAATGCTTTATAATGATGAAGATTGGTATGTTAGATCAGCAGCAGAATCAAGTTTAGAAAATATTTCATAAACTAAAACATACAAATATTTATCACTATGAAAATAACTGAAATGCAACTTCGCCAAAATGTTAGCCAACTTCTTAAAGAAGAAGTTTATGGAACCATAGCAACAGTCTATCATGGATCAAAGCAACCACCCGAAGAGTTCCTTAAAGTCTTTGAAGATGAGAGCGGAAAAGTTGGGTGGAAAACTGGTGAAGGTTCAGGGTCAATGTACGGTCATGGACTCTACACCGTCTGGATGCAATCAAGTCACGAAACATTTAAAGGTAGATATGGAAACTGGATCTATAAGCTCAAAGTAAATTTGTATGGCTTTATCATCTTTGATGCAGTAATTTGTAAAAAAGTCTATGGATCAATTATCTCACCACTTGAACAATTGCAGCGCTTAGGTAAAAAACATTTAATAAATGATTTTGATGAAAAGCAAAAGGAGTTGCTGTCAAAAACTCCAGTTGAAAAAGTGCGTTCAGGTTTTCAGGCGCTAAATGCTTCTAAATTACTAGCTGGTGCTGTCAATGGGATTGTATTTTTTGGAGAAGCCGATGGGCCAGTTGTCCTCGTCTATGATCCAAACATTGTCACGCCAATGGCTTATGCTAAGCTAGAAAATGCCAAAATGAATGTTTGGAAGAAGTGGAATCCTGAAGAGATTAGTCATTCAAGAGCCAGAGCTGCCCAGGGTGGAACATACGCTGATCCAACAAGATTGCAAGATGATCAAAAAATATTTAATGTAGATGGGCTGTTTAAATTTCGAGACCCTCAAAAGTTTTTAAAAAATTTAAATAAACTTGACATTTATAAAAAAACAAAAGTTATTATAGATAGCAGAATGTCACCAGATCTTTTGAAGCATCTTTCAAAAGATGATTCACCTGACATTAGAAAAGCAGTTGCAAGAAATCTGAAAACACCTCCAGATGTTTTAAAAATTCTTGCAACAGATAAAGATGCTTATGTTAAAAGCTCAGTCGCAGCTAATATAAATACACCTATGGATCTTTTAGAATTTCTAACAAAAGATAAATCACTTGATGTTAGATATGAAATTGCATTAAACAAAAACTCAAATGAATCAATTCTTGATATTCTTGCAAAAGACAAGCGAGTAGCAATTAAAGAAATGGTCGCAAGACATAAAAACATAAGTGAAGAAACTTTAAGACAACTTGCAAATGAAAAAAATTCTAAAATCAATTTATCAATTGCAATGAATCCAAAAACGCCAAGTGATATTTTACAGTCTTTTGTTCATGAAGGAAATCAACTTTTAAAGTCATACATTGTATTTCATAAAAATGCAGATGATGATACTTTAAAAATTCTTACATATAATGTATCACCAAAAATTAGAGATGAAGCAAAAAGACGCTTAGCTAATCGTAATGTGAAAGAAACGAAACTAAGAAAGTTAATCAGCTTGATCATATCTTAATTATCTAAGATATTTATCACTATGAAAATAACTGAATCTCAACTTCGTCAAAGTGTCAGCCAACTTCTTAAAGAAGAAGTTTATGGAACGCTTGCAACTGTCTACCACGGCTCCCACCAACCGCCTGAAGAATTTCTTAAAGTCTTTGAAGACGAAAGTGGAAAAGTTGGGTGGAAAGTTGACAAGGGTAGTGGATCATCTTATGGTCATGGACTCTATACAGTCTGGATGCAAACAGATCATTCAACATTTGGTGGAATATATGGCAATTGGATTTACAAGTTCAAGGTCAATTTGTATGGCTTCATCATCTTTGATGCAGCAGTTTGCCAAAAAGTCTATGGATCAGTTATCACACCCCTGGAGCAACTGGAGCGTTTAGGTAAAAAAGATGTTATTCAACGACTGACTGATGAAATAAAAAATGTACTATCGAAACCACCAGCTAGAGATGAAAGATCAAGTGAAGTAGCTTCCAAAGTTTCTAAATACCTTGCTGGTGCTGTCAATGGAATCGTCTTTTTTGGAGGTGGTGATGGGCCAGTTGTTGTCATCTATGATCCAAACATTGTTACTCCAATAGGTTATGCGAAATTAAAAGACGCCAAGTGGGGCATTTGGATTGATTGGAAGCCTGAAGAGATTCGGCACTCAAGAGCTCGTGCGGCTCAAGGCGGAACATATGCTGACCCAACAAGATTACAAAGTTTGAAGATAGGCAAAAAAATTGATCTAAAAATTGTTCAAAAAATATTAAATAATGCATCTTTTGAAGAAGGCAAAAAAATATTAAATAAAATTGATACTTTAAGTGCAGAACAACTTTTAAATAGTGGAGAACTTAAAAAGGAATTTGTCAAACATCTCGCATTATCAGGTGAAGATTCTATTAAATTTAAAATTGCACTTAAAAGTGTAGATAATGAGATTTTGGAAATACTTTCAAAAGATGTAAAGTGGCCCCCTCGAGCGGCAGTTGCAAAAAACGAAAATACAAGTGATGAAATTATTCAAACACTTATAGAAGATCCAAGTGCAATTGTCCGAGGAGCTATTGCGGGACGCGATAATATTAGCTATGAACTTATAAAGAAATTTGCAAAAGATGCAGATGCTAATGTTAGATTTACTGTTTTAAAAAGAAAAAATCTTAGTGATGAGATTTTAGAAATACTTGAAACAAGCGAAGAAGAGTGGATTAGTAATGAAGCTAGAAGCAGACTGCGTAAAAAACAAATGCAAGAAATGAAACTGAGAAAGTTAATCAGCTTTATGATTACCTGATCAATTTCATTTGATCTTTTAAGTCAGACTCATACATTATTTTTGCTAATTCTTTAAAGTTTGTTTTGGGAGTCCAGCCTAATTTCTTTTTTGCTTTACTCATATCACCAAGAAGAAGAGGAACTTCGTGAGGCCTAAACAATCTTTCATCAATTCTTAAATGTTTTTCAACATCAAGATTTGCAATTTGAAAAACTTCATGCAAAAACTCACGAACACTATGTGTTTCACCAGTTGCAATAACATAATCATCTGGTTGATCTTGTTGTAGCATTAACCACATTGCTTCAACATAATCTTTTGCATATCCCCAATCACGCTTTGCTTCAAGATTTCCAAGGCTGATTGTATCTTGAAGACCAAGCTTAATTCTAGCAGCCGCCCGTGTAATCTTTCTTGTCACAAATGTTTCACCACGGCGAGGGCTTTCATGATTAAAAAGTATCCCAGACGATGCGTGAAGATGATAACCTTCTCGATAATTTCTTACAAGACCATGAGCAAACACTTTAGCACAAGCATAAGGTGAAGCTGGCATAAGACTAGTCTCTTCACTTTGAGGATTTTCAGGATTGTCTCCAAACATTTCTGAAGAACTTGCTTGATAAAATCGGGCGGCAGGTTGCATTGTTTTTATACATTCAAGAAGACGAAGTGGTCCCATTGCAACAGCATCAACAGTTTCTTCTGGAACATCAAATGAAACTCTAACATGTGATTGAGCTGCTAGATTATAAACTTCATCAAACTTTTGTTCTGAAAAGAGTTTATAAAAAGCTCCAGAGTCATTTAGGGAACCATACACAAGTTGGAAATTAGGATTTGAAATGAGATGATCAATTCTGTCAGTTGCCAAAAGTGATGTTCTGCGCTTCATTCCTACAACTTTATAACCCTTTTGGAGAAGAAGTTCCGCAAGATAGGATCCATCTTGGCCCGTGACACCTGTCAAAAATGCTGTTTTCATGAGTTATTATACGATACCTCTAACATTAGGATACATTTTAACAAAATGTCTAATTGTTTCTTTTAAACCTTCACGAAGAGGTGTGTATTCTCCATTCCAGCCAAGACTTTTTAAGTATTCATTTGAAGTTGGCTTTTTGTGTTGTCCGTTTGGTTTGCTTGTATCAAAGTTTATAACACCATAAAATCCAATTTCATCTGCAATCATTTCAGCTAATTTTCTTATTGTTATTTCTTCAGTGTTTCCAATGTTAACAGGTGATTCTCCATTATAATTTTCTGATAACCACAAAATTATCTTTGCGGCATCTCTTGCAAATGTGAATTCACGAATAGGTGTTCCATCACCCCATAATGTGACAACACCCGTTTTTGAAACTTTGGCTTCATAAAATTTTCTAATTAAAGCTGGAATGACATGACCACTTTCAAGATCATAATTGTCATTTGGGCCATAAAGATTATTTGGAATGACTGTAATAAAATTGCATCCAAATTGCTGGCGATAAGCTCTGCTTTGAACTTCAAGCATTCTTTTTGCATAAGCATATCCGTAATTTGAGCTGTGGGGTGGGCCGAGATGTAGTTGATCTTCTGTCAAAGGATATTTGACATATTGATGATCAGGATAGATACATGTTGAAAGAACTGAAACAAGCTTTCGGCCGGGGCCGCGGCATCCATCAATAACATTCATGTTCATTTTCATATTGTCGTCAAAAAAATCTGCAACGGAGTCAGTATTTGCTTTCACACCACCGACTCGAGCAGCGCAATGTATGACAACATTATTAGATTTATCATTAAGATAATGATAAAAACTATTAGTTAAAAGGTTGCAGTCTTTTGAAGACATCCCAACAGCTGCTGGATCTTGCTTCACTATTTCAGAGCCAAGAAGACCAGAGGCTCCTGTGATTAATTTCATTTAGTTTCCATTATTCTATTTTTTATGTCAGTAGTTGATATTCCTTTAGTGTAAGGAACATATACTAAAACAATTTTATTGTTGTCAAGCCACTCTTGATCAAACATCATTTGATCAAAATAATTTTTTGCAGCCCAATCGTCTCCAACAGCAATGATATTAGGTTTGACTTTTAAAATAGAAGGTTTACTATCTTTTCCTCCAATATTTGGAACGACTGAATCAACATATTTGCAACCAAGAAGCGACAATTCTCTTTCTTTGTAAGAAAGAATTGGTAATTTCTTTTTATAATCAAGAATAAAATCATCAGTGTTTAATGAAACAACTACGTTGTCAGCTAAAAGCTTACATTGTTTTAAAAAATTTGCATGACCATAATGAAAAACATCAAATGTTCCTCCAGTATATAACACTCTCATCTTGCAACCCTATAGTTAAAATTAAATCTTGATTTAGTGCATTTCATTGCAAAAAAATGTCTTCCTGTCATTGCTTCGCCATATTTTAATGGATTTTTGCCATAAGGATGACAATTGTTTATTATTTTATCGTAAATAGAAGCTGACTCTTTTGCTATATTATTTTTAGCAATCCAAATCATTTCATTTTCAAATTCGTCTTTTGCTTTATCATTGTACCACGCATATAAATTTGTTATAAGTTCTTCTTTTATAGAATCTAAAGAAGGAAAATCTTTAATTACTATGTCTGGTCTTATTCTAATAACATGTGAATATTGATTATATGGCACCATAGAAAAACATGACTTAGTTGAAAAATATTGAGGAAGTAAATGTTTGTTTGTAAAATCTATTAATGAATGACCTTTTTCAAAAAGATCATCCATTAATGAATGATCTAGCATTTTTATTTCACAACTCTTAACACCTAAACTCATAAACCAATCATGAATAAAATCTTTTTCTAAAGAAAAAGGCACATTTGTTAAATTAGCAATGTAATGATGAGGATCATTTATTTTGTAAACTCTTCCATCTTGATTATCCCAAAATGAAGCGTAAACATGAAAATCATAATTTTCATTTAATTTTTTAATTGTGTTTAAGCTTTGTGGAAATGCATGATATAATGTTCTTATATGTCCTGACACACATATTGCGCTCTTCATAAGACTCAATTCCTATTATTTTTAAAAATCTACATAGTGATATTCACTTGAATCTACTTCAATAACTTTGGTTGGTGTATCTTTAACGGACCACCATCCTCTAGCTGGTCTTGGATAATAAACTTTTTCAGGTGATGATAAAAACGCAGACCACCATGAAAAAGTGCTTCTTGATATGATTATCTTACCACAAGTTCCTAATAAATACATTGATTCTTCAGGCGAGGCCTGGACAATTTTTGCTCCGCGATTTAGCAAAATTTTTACATATTGATTTTCTGGCTCATCCGTAAAGATCATTACATGTTCTGGATTAGCTAATTCAAGGCACTTTTCATAATAAAAATCAGGGAGGTCCCAGCCTAATGGTTTATAGTCTGTTTTTCTTATATGAATTCCAGTCCATTCAGAATTACTTACAGTTATTTCTCCTAACCATTTTTTCACATCACTTCTTCTATGATTAAAATAAGATTTATTTTGAAAAAATCCATGAAGAAGAATGTTTTTATTTCTATATTCTTTATTTACAAAATTTAAATCAACTACACTTTCTTTCATTGTATCAAAATAATCTGTAATTACAACTTGCTCTTCTTCTCCAGTTCTTCCTTCCAAAGCTGGAGTTTTAAAAATTTTTGTGTTCACAGTGTAATTTAAAGCAAGACCCGTTGATTCATGAATTAATCTTCCAAATGTGTATTGAAAAAGATTATTGGCAAGTCGGCCTTCCGGTTTCACAGTAATCATTTAAATTCTCTTTGCAAAATTTTATCAATTAATGGTCTTGACAATTCTTCATTTTCAATATTTGAAAATCCTGGTAGCTGATTAGAAAGTACTGGATAACAAACGGTTGCTTTTACAATTCCCTTTATGACTAAATCATTTAAAATATTGTCAAACCCAGGATTATTATGATTGACAATAGGATAAGAAGGGACAAATCCAGTTGATTCAAAAAATTTAAGATATGCTGTGGCTACATTTAAAATTTGATTTGCTGATTGTTTATTTATTGAATAACAATGTGCACCATCAACTATTAAAGCTTTATACAAACCATCATTTATTTTTTGACATCTTCCTTTCCAATCTTTCCATGTATTTGAAGTGAAAGTGTCAGTTGCAAAACCAAACCCTCCAAGATAGCAAAAATTAAAATTAGCTTGAAGAGTTTTTTCCATTTTGTCAGTTGCGTGTTCAACAAAATTTGAACACAAATCAGCATCATCTTCAAAAATGATGCACCATTCTTTATTAGAGTTTAAAAATTTAGAAATTGCTTTTAAATGAGAAATTGAACATGCAAATTGCTTTGAAATTAAATTGTCTTCTCCTTTTATAGCATCTACAAACTCAAAATCTAAATTTTGATAGTCAGCATTTTGTTTAAATATTTTTCTTCTATCTTCTCTCTCTTTAAGAGAGATAACATAAGCATATGGAGTTTGCATATTATTTTTCAAGCTCATTAATTTTTTCAAAAATGTTATCATCATTACTCTTATATTTTAGAGCAATGTTATAATTTTCTTCAATTGTTTCCAATTTTGAATTATAAAAATCAAAATTAATATTTTGCAAATCATTTAAAAAAATGATTCCATCTTTATTAAAAACATTAATAATGTTTGGATCTCCCCAATACACAGGTATTGTTTTTCTTAAAAAAGAATCAATTAACTTTTCAGTGAAATATCCAGGGACTGAAAAGTTTTCGACGACAAATGAAAATGCATATTCATCTAAAGCTTCAGATTTATTTTTAATAGGCTTATATGCTTTTCCGTATAAATCGATTCCGCCAATTTTTTTGGCAATTTCATGACGAAGTTGATGTCCTGGCAAATAATTCTTTTCACTTGCTATTAATGAAACCAATTTTGTTTTTTTGTTAGATGCTTCTTCAAAAGATACCCAAGCACCACCTAAATGACAATGAACATATTTTTCTTTTTTAATTTTTAATTCATTTGCCAAATTGTCAGGTAAAAATGTAAAAACATAATCAAATTTGTGTTGAACTTGATTTATGTTTTCATAAACATAAGATTTTACACCTGGAGATTCTAAAAGCCAAGCAATTTTTATTTTAGAAGACACAACATCAACAGTGTTTGTAAAACACATATCATCTGTAAAAACTGTTGCACCCGGCCAGTTTAATTGATCTCTAATCCAAGAACCTTTTTCTGGTTTTGTTTTTGAAGCTGCGTCAAACCCTTGCTCTTTTTCACATCCTAAAAAGTTTTTATCAAATAAATTGTATTGTTTCATTTTATTTTCTATCATATGGTTTCATCATTCTAATTTTCTTTTCTGTATTAATTTGTCTTTCACGATTAATTTTATCATCAGAAAAAGGAGTTTCTCTATTATAGCAATATAAAGTGTAAGGTATGTAAATGCTTCTTTCTCTTGCCATTTCAATCATAGGAAACATATGCGCAAGATCCCAAGTCACATCATAATATTTTCCATTATCATCACGCAAATCTGAATCTTTTATTGAATACCACAAATGAGATTTAAATGTTCTAAGAGCGCTGGTTACCCATGGTCTCATTCTATAGTCACAATTTTTATGTGCTTCATCTGGTAAAGGTTTAGCCATACCAGGAGCTCCAGTCGGCCACTCAACATAACTTCCCCATGTTATCCAACAACCTGTTTGCTGATACGCATAATTAATTATTTGAAATACAGCAGGCCCAAAAAGCCAATCATCACCATCTATTTGAATAAGAACAGCTTCAGGATCTTGCTCAGCGTTTAAAATTTTAAATCCATCTACAAAGTTTTCTAAAGCTCCAACTCTTTTAGAGTTAAATTTAGTTTTAAATTTAGCTTGAACTTCATTTGACTGAATTGCGTCAATTGCATCTTTAATTTTTTCTACAGTCCCATCCGTAGATGCATCATCTACTATCAAGCACTCCCAAGGTCCTTGATAATTCTGTTCAGCAATTGAATTGATACACTTTCCAATCCATTGCTCACTATTTCTGACAGGAACAACAATTTTTAAGTTCATACAAACTCCAGGGTTCTGGTCCAAAAAATATTTCTTCTATTATAGAGCCATTGTAAGGTATTTTTCACATCAGGATATTCAAGCCATTCTTCTCCAACATGCTGAACATTAGAATTAGTGACAATTTGACATCCTAATAATTTAGCTTCAGTCACCATTCTATTAGAGACATCAGCACCTTTAGGTAAACATACAAATCCTTCAGCATTTGCCATTTCTTCAAGAACTTGATCTGGAGTTAAATTTTTAATCAACTTGTATGTTTTACCATTGGCCTCAAGCCATGATTTTGCTGTATCTGTCCCCTTTATCCAACTAGATGAGTCTAGCGTTAACCACCCAGCTTTCTTTCGATTTGGCAGTGAATTAATAAGAGGAACAATTTTATGAAAAAAATCTTCACCAAAGACAGCTGACAAAACTGAGCAGTTAGCAGATTTTAGCCTTGGAAATCTTTCAAAATATCTTTCCATATGCTTTTGAGAACAAAACCAAACTTGCTTAGCATTTAAATAAAATCTTTCAACCAATTGTCCCCAAGGATGGGTTTCACATTTACACTCTTCACCACCTTCAATCAAATGCTTCTCAACAGATCTCCAGCGACAAAATTTATAATCATGTTCATATACTGAGTAGCTAACAGGTGATTGACTAAAAGCAGCGATTAAATATGGATCAAGGTGCGAAAAATTACCGAAAATCCAATGAGCTTGTAAGTTAGCTTCTACTATTTCTCGAGTAAGTTGTGATGATCTAATAACACTAAACTTAACTGGAGCTGATTTGTGGAGAGCATCCATTGATAGCTCAGCGCCACCAACTAAGTCAGAAAGTAAAAAGTCCTGCACAAACAGGACTTTTGGACGAGGTTCTTGTGTAAAAGGACTAGTAAACATGCAATGATTATAAGGTAATTGCAATAAAACGATTACCTTATAATCACAAGATTATTTACTCATCAAGCTCAGGAACACGCTCAAGAAGGAACTTATAACGCTTACCAGTCTTATTAAATCTAATAGAAAGGAAGTCAGCCTCTTCGATCAAGGTGTAATCTCCTCTTTCGTTTCTTAGATGTAAGTCGCCTGTGTAAATGTTGCGCCAGCGCTTATCAGATGCGCCAAGATCGTATGTGACATCAGTTTGAGGTGTGAAATTTGAAGCAACAAACGAATTAAAAGTTACAGTGTCTGAAAGTGTAGCGCCAATGTACATCGACCCAGTCACCTGCACGCTTGTTGATCCAGACAATCTTAGGCGAGCAGCCGACATTAAGTCAAGATTGCTTCCATTTGATGAGCTAACATAAGCTGATGTTCCATTCACCTGGAATGAACTTGCTCTGGCTGGCAGATAAGAAGAAATGCTAATTGGACCAGCGCTATCAGGATTTGTAAGAGTTCTAGCATGAATGAATGATGAGTTACCATCTGACCAAGCAAATGCTACATTTTGTCCACCAATAATTCCGCCAATAAATCCTCTATCACCAGCTGAACCTGTTCCAACATTTGTAAATCCAAGTCCAATGATTGGATCTTCAATTGTCATATTGTCAACGTTCTCAGTAACTGTTGTTCCATTGACAGTAAGATTTCCTGTGATAATTGCGTTGCCTTGAACAGCAAGATCACCGGCTGTCGAAAGATTTCCAGAACCGCTGATTGATCCATTTGCAGCAATTATCTGGACAGTGTTTTGATGTGATGAATTCTTTGCATAAACATCACCTGAAAGAACAAGTGTTCCTCCAACAATCATTCTGTCAGCATCAGATCCTGAAATAAACACTAGCGAATCAGTGCCAAATGAACCTGGAGCTACTTTTCCTTGACCGCCAACAAAGATTTGCGTTGCGTGCGGAACAATATTTGATGCTGAAACTGTCGTCACATTTGCATTTACTGTTGATAGAACATTTGTTGTCTTGTTAAATGTTAAATTGGCGCTGGCGCCAAATGCTGTTCCACCATCATTAAACTGAACCTGGGTGTCAGCACCCGCTGCTGTGGCCGAAGCAGTTCCTGTAACTTCCCATTGTCCAAGATCATTGTAATTAAGAGTAATACCTGTTCCCGCAGCCAAAAACTGGTGGGCAGCATCAACCATTTTAATTGTTCCAGTCACATACTGGGCATCAACAACCTGCCACTTATTTGTTGATGTTCCAAGAGAAAATCCAGTTGTTCCAGGAATTAATGAACCTGTGACACCAATTGTTGGGCTGCTAATAGAAGCAGAAAGAGAACCTACAAAAGACATAAAATCACCCCGATGTTATTTTTAACTATCTTGGTAGTTGATCTCTTGCATTATAATTTTGAAATTTTTGCCGCTCTTATTATTACGAACTCTTAAGAAATCATTCTCTTCAATAATTGTCCAGTCACCACGATCATTTTTTAAATGTAAGTCGCCTGTATAAATGTGTGCCCATCTTTTTGCTGATGTTCCAAGAGTGTATGTCACATCAGATGCTGGAATTATTGATCCACTTGTTGTTGTTGTTCCCGTAATATGGAATGATCCTGAAAGATTAACAGTTGTTGGGCCGACGGTATCAACAGTTCCAAGATTAATAATTGTGGCTGACCCACCCAGTCCACCTGTTCCAAGATTTAAAGTTTTTGTCCATCCTCCACCGGTTGCACCAGTTCCAATATTCAGCTCTACATCTCCAACTCTATAACTTGCTAAGTTAAAATTCAAAAGTGATGAATTGTTTATTGATCCACCAACTGTAATATCTTGAGCAACATTTGCAAGACTTAAAGATGTTATATTTGTTGAAAATATTGTGGCAGCAGAAGCTGTTGTAGTAATGTCACCACCATTAACTGCAAGATCTCCAGCAATTGTGACATTATTACTTGCTTTATTAAAGGTAAAGCCGGCGCTGCCTGAAAATGTTGATGAGTCATTAAACTGAACTTGAGTATTTGACCCACCTGGTGATCCACCAGCTGTTGCATAAGGATTTCCATTTATATCGTAAATGGATCCAGAAACAACGACATCACCACCAAATGTTGCTACACCGCGAGTGCTAGTTCCTTTAGCTAATCTTGAACCCGAAACAAACAACCAAGTGTCACTACCTGTTATAAAATGGGCAGCAGCAAATCCACCGTTTGTGTCAAGAGCTGATCCTAAGCCATACACAAGCATAGGTGTTGTGCTTAAAGATCCTGAATTAACAATTTGATTTGTTCGTATTACACGAGACTGGAAATCATTTGAAGCCATCAGGCAGCCTCAACAATGTTAATATTAACTGATTGTGAGTTTGGAAC